CCAGATAACCCGCCTGATGTCAGGCCTGAAGCCCCCCTTGAGTCCCAGGCGGACGTTGACGTTGATTCCGACGAGTATGACTCTGCAGATGATGATCCTGCCATTGCCTTTGTGCCTTATCCAGATGGGGATCCTTTCCAGGACGCAATGGATGAGCAGGCCGCAGAGGATGAACTGCATGGGACTGACTCTGATGCTGATGTCACGATTGAGATGCCGCCTGAGTGTTTTGCACTTGTTTCGCAGGTGAATATTCGGGAGATGGCGCCTGATGGGTCAGATCCTGGATTCCTGCGACCAGATGAGCTCCCAACGGAGGTGATGATGAAGCATCGCAAGTTTATGGAGCTTATGGAGAATTTTCGTGCGCGTGGCAAGAACGTGAAGTACAAGAAGCTGTGGCTGCAGTACGACGCGTATTGTGATGAGCATGGGATTGAGAATGAGGTTGAATACGTCGAGGCCCCAGACTTTGATTTCCGCTCATATTTTATGGACTGTGCTGAGGTCATCACTAGGTGGCTTTCCACCTTGCCTGACTGGGTTCAGGCCCTGCTTGTTGGCCTTGCAAGCAGTGCGGCCTCTTTTACCATACTCATTCTCATTGATTTGGTCATTGGGGTCGTTCGTTCGGCATATGCTGCCTTGCGTAGCATTTTTGGCCTTACCCCACAGAGTGATCATCGTGAGGGTGAGGGGCCAAGGGCTCGCCGGCGTGGTGTTCGTAAGACACGGAATGCTGAGAAGGTTGTCTCACAATTGGGCAACCCGCCGCAGGATGTCATTCATGACATAGTGTATAGAAACCTTTTCCGCATTGTCCTGCCAACTGGCGCCAAGATTGGTCATGCTTTGGCCTTGCGCGACCAGCTTTTCATGATGCCCCTGCATTTTGAGAAGAATATGGGCCGGGTGACTTTTGTGAGTTGCTATGAGCCCGATTATTCCTTTGAGTTTGATTACCGCGCAATGGCCAAGGACCGTCACGTGATTGGGGACACTGATCTCGTCATGTTCAATCTGCCCCATGTCACCCGTGCGCGCAGAGACATTGTCAAGTTCTTTCTTACGAGTGATCAGCATGATGTGCTTGCCTCGCGCGGCGATGCTCGCGTGCGCTTGGATAGTACTCGCATGCGTGATATTGGCGGCAAGAGGGACATGGAGCGGGTTATTTTCCACAGCAATCGCTGTGAGTACCGCCGAGACCTCACCACGGTCACTGGGGCGAAGATTGAGCATGCTTACGAGTATGACGCTCAGACTGAGATTGGCGATTGTGGCTCGGTGTTGTGCCTTGCTGAGAATCGCTATTTTGGTGGTGCTGCTGTCCTTGGGTTGCATGTGGCTGGCAAGGCTGGTATATTCAGCCGCTTCGGTTACACAGCCTCCGTGACCCGTGAGGAGATTGAGGGCGTGTGCCAGAAGATTGGTGCCGTCAAGGACGCTTTTGTCGAGGACCTGCATAGTCAGGGAATTGACGTTCTTGAGGCAACCGAGGAGCAGGTCGCTGAGGCCTCCAGTATTGGTCTGACTGGTGGGTCCACCATCCTTCTGGGAACCATTCCAGAGGATAAGGTGCTCAATATATCCACCAAATCTTGCCTGAAGCGCTCTGAGTTTGACCTCTTTGGGGAGCCGCCTACTATGCCGGCTGTGTTGAAGCCCGTCCTTAGGGACGTCAATGGTGAGGAGGTGCTTATGCGGCCCATGGTCGAGGCTATGCGAGCTTACCAGGCTCCACTTTATTGTGAGCCCATTAAGCGTATGGAGGCCATTGTGGCTATGGCCACGCGTGAGCATTGGAGGCACACGCAGAGGTCCTTCCGACGCCTGTTGACTCCTGAGGAAGCTGTGCGTGGTGTGGAGGGCCTGAAGTTGAAGGCCATCAACCGCACCACCTCCTGCGGCTATCCTTATCGCCTCGAGCATGCTGGGAAGCGGGACTTCTTTGGTGATGGTCAGGATTATGAGTTGACTTCTGAGGCCTGGTTCAATCTGCGCCGCCGTGTTTTGCACGTGGTGGAGCAGGCGAAGCAGGGTACTAGGTTGGCCCATGTCTATACTGACTTCTTAAAGGATGAGTTGCGGCCTTTGCATAAGGTTGCCTCCGTTGCCACCAGAGCTATTTCTGGGGCCCCCGTGGATTATGTCATTGCCGTACGGATGTACTTCGGTGCGTTCATTGCGGCGGGATTTGAGAATCATACCATTTCTGGTATGGCCCCTGGCATCAATGTATTCCGTGAGTGGCACATTTTGTGCGACAAGATGCAGAGCCGTGGTAAGCGCGTCTTTGCTGGCGACTTCAAGAGGTATGATGCCAGTGAGCAGCCATATGTGCTTGAGCACATTTTGGCTTATATCAATCGCTGGTATAAGCACAACAACTCAGATTGGACTGAAGAGGACGATCGGGTTCGTTCTGTGCTTTTCATGGATTTGCTGCACTCGCGTCATTTGACAGGGCCAACCAATGTCTTGCACACTGTTGTGCAGTGGAACAAGTCCATGCCATCCGGTCATCCACTGACCACTCCCGTGAATTCCTTGTATTCCCTTATTACCCTGACAGCCTGTTACGCAGAGCTGACGGGTGATTATCAGGATATGTGGGACCGCGTTTACATCTGTACATTTGGCGATGACAACACCGTCAATGTCTCAGACACTGTTTCCGAAGTCTTCAATCAGGAGACAGTGGCTGTGAAGATGTGGGAGCTTTTCAGGATGACCTACACCTCTGACAAGAAGGATGCTGAGTTGCGCCCTTGGACCACGATTGATGACATCACGTTCCTCAAGCGGACGATGGTGCGTGCTGATGATGCCGATGGTGGTTGGGTGGCTCCCCTTGCAAAGGAGAGCTTCATGTATACGCCCTATTGGTACCGCAGCAACAAGGACCCACGTGGCGATATGGCCACCAATATCAAGGGCATGCTTGAGGAGCTTTCGCTCCATGGGCGTGCCGCTTGGGATGAGCATTTTGATGCTGTTTGTGGATTTTGCTTGGACGCTGGTGTTCCTCAGGAATATCAGAGTTATGAGCAGGCGAGGCAGGTTGTACTGTCCCGCAATGATGCCTGGTATTGAGCATATATACGCAGCACGCTTTTGTACATAGTTTGAGACCCAGCTTTGCGTGCTGGTCAGGAAGCTCAGCGGTTACTACTCAGACGCTTATCTGAGACAGGGTCTCTACCTGGTATGCTAGTGCAGGCAACCAGGTCTCATAGTGCACACTACACCACATGAACCAGTACAAGTTGATCAATGCTCGGACATCAAAGGTTTGAGCGTAGCCCACGACGTGCAGGACCATAGGGGCACCATTTTTGAAGATGAGGCCGCTATTTGTGTCACTGCGCCGGTCCAGATTCCGTATTCTGCCTTGCCAGCAACCGCTGCTTTGCAGGATTTGAAGACCTTTCTTGGTCGTCCCGTCCTTTTGCAGAGGGGGCCAGTATCTACGGCCCCTACGAATTTGTTTTCTTTCACTGTCACGTGGAACACGCTTGCCACTAACATTCCTGGGTGGGATCGTCTCACGGGTGTTCAGGGTTTGCGCGCCACGCTTAAGTTTATTCTTGAGACTAACGCCAATCCTTTTCACCAAGGTTTGCTTGTGTCGAGCTTTCAGTATGGTAATAGTGATTCCCAGTACCGTAGGTATGACAAGCCCCAGTTGTGCACCCATTTGCCACATTCCCGTCTTAATATGTCTGAGCATACTCAGTCAACACTTATAGTCCCTTATTTACATGAATTTGCATATATTGGTCGCAGTGTCTCTGAGGCCGATGTGGTCTATGGGCGTTTTGGCTTGAATCAGGTTTTGGACACTCCTATTGTGGGGTCTGCCATTCCTGTTTACAAGCTTTATTTGGCTCTTGAGGACATTGAGTTGGTTGGCCACACAACTATGTCGACGCCTTCCACCATTATTCCCCAGGGCGGTGCTGATAAGGAGCTTGAGGAGAATGGTAAATTGTCTGGTATTTTGGCAACGGCTGCCCGTGTGCCTCGTTCAGTTCGTCGTGCTTATCCTTCCTTAGCCCCTTTTGCTAGCCCTGTTGAATGGTTCCTTAAGGCCAGTGCTGGTGCAGCTGCGGCTTTTGGCTTTTCCGCGCCAGTTGATGCTGGTCCTATATTGAAAGTCAATAAGGTTGGGGCTTATGAGCACACCTGTGATATGGTACGCCCAGCCACCACTGTTGGTGGTTTTCAGGGTAATAAAGTTGGTGTTTCCTTGGAGGCATCTGGTACTGACGTTGATGAGATGGCTTTTGATAACATTTTGACTAGATATTCTCAGATTTTCCGTGGCACGTTGGCTGTTACCGACAGTCACGGAACTTTCGTTTATGCAAGTCATGTTTGCCCTCTTCATTTTTGGTATCGTACCAGTACCGCTCGTCCTGGTTTTAATGCTCAGCTCCCTGACTCTTCTGCTGCGGCAGCTATAGTTTACCCTAGCACCATCATGTATTTTGCCCAACATTTTAGGCTTTATCATGGTGGTTTCAAGTATAGGGTTACTTTTGCCAAGAGCAAGTTTCATACTGGCAGAGTCATGTTTTCTTTTATACCGGGATATAGGGATGTGCGCAATTTCGGATCTTATTCCGGGATTGGCGCCCCCTTGCCGCCCACTTTCACTGCTGATATTCAGCCGACCCAGTATAGTTTGATTTTTGACTTGAAGGACAGTTCTGAGTTTGAGTTTGAGGTGCCTTTCTTTGCTCCTTTTCCTCTTGTGGCTACATCTGATACGATTGGCGGGGTTTCCATGGTTGTTATGGATCCACTCGTCGCCAATGGTGAGAGTGCCACTGAAATTGAGTATATCATTGAGGTGGCTGCGCTTCCCGGCTTTTACTTTGCCAATGTTACCACTCCTGGACAGCCTGTTCACGATGATAATGTTGAATTGGTTGTTCTTCAGGGTGGTGTACCTCCCACTGAGGGGCAGCTGGTTTCCCAGTCTGATTTGATGGCTCCATCTAAGGATGTTGCCGATGTTACGGCTGGTGAAAAGTTTATGTCTGCCAAGCAGTTGGGTATGCTTAATACCACTAACAGGTTTTCCGTTCCAGCCAATGGTTTTTCCCAGGGTCATATTCCACACTTCAGTGTTATTCCTGCCTGGGGGGTTACTAGTCCCATAGCCGCTAATGTTTTGCGGGCTTTTCCCATCCCTCGCGCTGGTGTTGTTGCTTCTTGTTATGCTTTTTGTGTTGGTGGGACTACTGCTAGCATTAGGAACCCACAAGTTGGTGCTTTCTTTACAGGCGCTTACTTGCTTTCTAATGACAATGGGACCGCCACCACTGCTCTTGGTGTGCCTTGCTTGCGCTCCATTAATGGTGCTTCTGGCTTGAAGGCTTCGAATGCGGAACCATCTGGTACTGCTCTGTATCACGTCCCCACATACAATGCGGCAATGAAGTGTCGCGTTGGTGATATGCGTGGTGCGGTCGATGCAACACAAACCAGGAATTACACTTTTGCTAACTCTGCCTCTAATATTAGTCGCACTGCTAGGAATGTTGGTGTGTGGTGGATTCGGAATGGGAATGGCACAGCGCAGACTTTCTATGCCGGTTATGGTATGGCTGATGATGCGCGTTGCATTGGATTCATCGGTCCTGCCCCTTTCATCCTTGCCAACAGCACTACCACAGCTGCCGCTTGGGAGGATGGCACATATTTATAGCTGCATTTTATGCACCCGTTTTAGCCGGGCGTGCGTCTACGGAAGCAAGGTTCGTACAACCTGTCTCACGATACGAGACTAAATGCACTTGTGCCTTAGCACACCCCTGATCCGGAGAAGAGTTCCGTGGCGTGGGGTGTTGCTGGGGCGTTCCACGTGGTTCGCCACGTCCACCTACGGGGTGGTCTTTTTATTGTGAAGGCTGCCCTGGCGGGTTTTCGTCAGAAAACCAACACTGACTGCTATGCAGTTGTAGGGTGCTTCTCTTGAAGCATGTCCACCTATACCAGTCAGTTTGGCTGGCGTATTTAGCCCGGGTGGCCATGTTTCCTGATTAGTCTACGACGTCAGGGTTGGGTTAACCAGCGCACGTTAGTGTGCTGGTTACCGTTTTCTTCACAAAAAAAAAAACTACGACGTCAGAGCTAGCGGTGCCCTGAACCCGCAATCCGCTACAGCGGGGCCGAATCCCCAACTGAGGCTCTCCGGTCTTGAGTATTGCGCGCAGGCAAGTGGTGTTGAAGGTCGGGTCCTGCGCAACGGGAACTTGTGAACCCCGTCAGGTCCGGAAGGAAGCAGCGGTAAGCAAACCTTCTCGTGTGCCGCAGACTAACCTGTCCGGAGCTAACTACCCGTGTAGCGCTTGGGGCTGGATGTCGAGGGAGGGTGCACGAT